TCGTCAACGTTGAGGTTAGCGTTGAGAGCAGGTGTGTAATCAAGAACACCAGCCATAGTCAATGCTGAAGCAACGTCAGCAGAGCAAAGAATGATGTTACCTTTTCCACGACGAGTTCTCTGAGCGATTCTGTTTGCATCTCTTTCGATTTGGAACAGAAGACCTTTGAACTTCTCAACTGACCAACGACCGTTGGAGTCAACGTCTAGATCGAATACACCAGCAGTAGCAGTGTTTTCTACAGCGCCTTGTTCAGCAACCTTGTAGATAGTTCTGATAACTTCGCGGTTGATTTCAGCAAGAATCTCAGTTGAGAGAATGTTTGCCAATTCCGCTTCAGCGTTCAGACCGTGGATTGCCTTGAGGTCTTGAGCGAGTTCTAATGAGTACTCAGCTTTCAGAGCACGAGTCTTTGCAGTAACGGTGACTTTCTCGATTGAGAATGCCATCTCGTTGAACTGGTGGCCAGTGGTGCCCAGATTTTCTGAGTCGCCAGTTGGCATACCTTGACCAACGTTGTATGCAGTTTGATCTGCAGTTGCGGTTGGATTCAGGATTGAAGGGTTGGAACCAGATTGGATCGTAGTACCAATACCAGCACCTACTTGCGAGAAGGAGTTGCCAATACCAACGCCAGCAGATGCATCATTACCTGAGAAGGTAGTATCTGCTTCGTTGTAGAATGCTTCAGTACCAGTCTGTGAAGCATAACGTGAACGCATTGCGAAGATGAGTCCAGTAGGACCACTCATTGGTTGAACGCTAGCCAGGTCATAAGCGACCAGGTTAGGCATTGAACGACGGATGAGAGAAATTAAGACTGGATCGAAACCAGCGGTAGGACCGGCACCACCGGAATATCCACTGAAACCACCACCACTACCAGCGGAGTTACCACTGTTGGTTGGTGATTCGGCAAGGAATGATCCGCCGTGTTCGAAGGAGGATTGCTCTCTGAGAAATTTTTCTTGGTTTTCGAGCAGGACAGCGGTTACAGCTCTACGATGAGAATCTCTGATTGAATCAAGACCCTGATAGTCGAGAAGAGGTGCCCACTTTTCCTGCAGATGTTCGGAATGAAACATTTGCGTTTACCTTTTTCTAATGTGTTTGTTTACGTTTGAATTATATTAAATTCAATTATTTGCTAAATGATGAAAGAGTTTTTAGATAAGTAGCCATTGAACCTGAAACATACTCAGGTGAATGATCTACTCCTTCTGAAAGAGTTTCAGTCTTAGCTTTTGGAGCATATGTTTTTGAAGGAAAATAAGATTCTTTCAAAGTCTCCAGTTTTTCACGATATTCTTCTTCACTTTCAAACTCAACACTTTCGGAAAGTGAAGCGAGCTTTTCTTTTTGAGTTCTTGCAAGTCCTTCTGAGACTTGTTCAAAGATTCCATCAGCAACCGACTCTGAGAGACGCTTGTTAAGGGAAACATTCTTCTCAATTTGCTCGTTGAGTTTTGTCTCCATTTCATCAAGTTTTTCTACCATGCTATTTAATACATCATATTTATCTTCAGGGATTGATACATAATGTGCTTCAAAAAGTTCCCTCATTCCTGAAAGGAATGATTCGGTCATTTCGGTTTTAATGCCATTTTCGATGACGAGTTCATTCTCGTTTATCCACTCTTCAGAAACATATTCGAGATATGAATCTACACGATCTGCAAGTTCAGTCTTAATTTCTTCGACTTCTTCTGCAAGAGCAACGGCATACTGCTCTTCAAGTGTTTCTTTAATATCAAAAACTTTTGATCTCAGAGCAGCTTCGAAGATAGTTCTTGCTTTTGCTTGGAACTCTTCGGAGAGTTCTTCGCCAGCAAGAAGAGCATTGACATCTTCTTCAATGTCAAAACCTTCGTCTAAATCTTCTTCATCATCGTCTTCATCTTCTTCCTCTTCTTCTTTCTTACCTTTCTTACCTTTCTTACTGCCCTCTTCTTCTTCCTCTTCTTCCTTTTCCTTGGCTTCTAGAAGTTCTTCATCTTCATCATACTCCAACTCTTCTTCTTCCTTCATACCTTTCATTGGATCGGCAGCACTTGCACCTTTGTTTACAACATCCTTAACTTGCTTAAGTGTTGCGCCAGGTGTCTTCAACTTTGCTGAATCATCAGTTGAACTATAATTAGAAGGATCAGGTCCACCTAAATCTTCCCATCCCCCAGTTTGACCTGGTGTTGAACCAGACAGACTTGGCATTGCATCTGCTGCCTTTGCATTCGCATTGACGGCAGTTTTGGATTGCTTTGTGCCTACTTCCATTTCTTGTAAATCTCCACGAGACATTTGAACTCTCCGAATTAACCTTTGTTAATAACTATATTTATTTATAATTTAATAATTTACAATGAATTTAAGAAATCATTGAATAATTCAATTTTATGCTCTTCTAGACGCCTTTGATCTACAAGAGTATTAATTCTTCTTTGTGTTACTCTAGCTACTTTTTCTCTCAACATTCCCCCATCCCATACCCATTCTTTTCCTTCCATAATTCCATGAACAAATGCATCAGGAGCAGAAGGATCGGCAACGATATCAGCAGCAGTTGCAAGCATAAAATCTTCACCAACTTCATTGTATCCTTCGCGGGTTGATCTTACTGAACCAATACCACGAGAAGAAACTCCAAGAGTTACTCCAGAATCTAAAAGAGACTCTGCAATTTTTCCCATTGGAGTAGGAAGAATTTGTGCCTTACCAATAAAATCGTTTCCTCTTTGAACGAGTTCAACAATTTTATGAGAAACTCTATCAAGATTTACTGTAGGACCATCAGGATGTCCAAGTTCTCCAAGAGCGCGTCCTTTATTGACATACTGTTCAGTATATCTTTTAACTTCTCTTTCCATTATTGGAAGACGATATACTCTATTATTACGATTTGGTTGTTCCGTTTGAAGGAAAGGACCTTGAATAAAGAGTGTTTTTTTACCGTTTACATTTTCGGTAATAACTTCTACTGATTCAATTTCTTCGGTAATGAGTTTCATTATGCTTGTCCTGAAATTTGAATTTGTTGAGTATAAATTGTTGCATTTCCACCTTCTGTAATTGCCGCAATTTTCATAGAGTTTCTTAACTCAGCACTATTGTCTGTAAATGCAGTTACGATTCCACTAGTTGTTGTTCCAATTGTAATTCTACTTGAAAAGTATCCACTATAATTTGCGGTATTATTAACAGAAATTACTGGTTGATGTGTGAAATTATAATATGATTGAGATGGTGAAGTTAAAGTTACATAATCACCTACACCAAAAGGAGATGATGTTCCTTCAGGAAAATCTATGATTGTTGCAGTTCCTGTCGTAATTCCAGAAACTTTTGCTGATGCATTATCAATTGCAATTGTTATTGCACTGTTTGCAAGAACACAATAATCATTTAAGGTTGCTGTTGGTTCCGTTCCAATTGCAACAAAAGCATTTGCTCCAGTAGCAACTACTCTTAATGCAGTAGATTTACCAGAAAATGCTGCAGATTTTGATGAAGATCCGGTTGCTCCAATAGAAACACCAGATCCAACTGGTCTATGAGTCATTATTCTTATAATACATTTATTAGTTATTTATAAATCTACAATTACTCATTAGTTTTTTCAGTTTTTTGCATTATTATTGATTACTCTTCTTTTTGAGCATCATTCATATCAAACATAGTATTTGATATAGATGGTCTAAAATTGTCAATTCTTTCCGCAGATTTTGCAAAAAGTAAATCTTTGATTTTATCGCTGATCTGAGAAGGACTTTCATCAGAAACAATCATATCCATTAATTCATCCATGATTTTAAATTCCTAATTTTCTTTATTTATTTGAGTTTAATTCCGTCTGCAGTTTTTGAATCTACTTCAACTGCAGCATCTGAACTTGCATCAAGATTTGGTTCCATTACTGGTTTTCCCAAATCATCTCCAGAAGTTCCTTGTGGAATAGGGGCACCTGTAGCAGGATCAATTGGAGCATTTGGATCTGGAATTAATCCAGTCTTAATTTCTTTTTTCATTAAAACATTTTGCTCTAAAATCTCTTCATCTGTTTGACGAAGAATATTTCTTCTCAAATAATCTTGAGAGAAATATTTTCCAACATAAGGTTCTGCAGTTGCAACTAAATTTAATCTCTCAGTTAAAAGTTCTGCATTTTTTAACTCTGAAAAATGATTATCATATAAGAAATCATATTGAATATGCTCACTCATTTTCTCCCAATCTTCTGGAGTTACGACATTCTTAAGAATCAATTGAGTTTTTAACATGTCACTAAACATGTTTGAAAATCTTTTTCTTAATCTTCCGACAAATTTTGTAAATTTAAGTTCATCACGTAAAATTTCAGATGATCTTCCAAGATTGAATCCAGTGTCTCCACTAATTCTTGAAGCAGGAACATTTAAAGAACGATAAAGTTTTTCTTGGAAATATTTGATATCAGTAATTTCTCCAAGATTCTGTCCACCTGGAAGAGTTGTGATTTCAGTTCCTCTACCTCCCTCACGACGAGGAAGCCAAAAATCTTCTAGCATACTCATATATTTTTTATCGTCACGAATCTCACCAGTACTTGCATCATATACAAGTTTGTTGCGATAACGATTCATTACATCACGAAGATATTGTTCCGCCTTTACTTTAGGAAGATTTCCAACGTCAATATAAAAAATACGACGTTCAGGTGCTCTTGAAAGTCTGTAAATAACAAGCGAATCCTCAATCATTCTTAATTGATTGAGTGCTTTAATTGCTTTGTGCAAATAAGATAAAACAGATCCTTTATTTCTATCTATAAGTCCCGAAGTACAATATGTAATAGAATCTCTTGTTATTTTTATTCCTTTAGTATCACCTAATGAAGATGGATTTGATGTAGGATAAGATGCCTGAGGTGTGTAAATAAAATATTCTTCAATTTCTGGAAATTCATATTCCATTGGATTGTCTACATTTATATTGGACAATCTTGTATCTTTTTTTGGTTTTTTTATTTGCCTCACATAACGCATTTTCATGGAATCAATATATCTTAATTCCTGAATTCCTTCATGTGGGTTTTTTAAATCAATTACTTTATGATAATGAATTCTTCCATCAATATACCAATTTCTATAAATTTCATGACATTTTTTATCAAAATCCAATAAATCTAAAATTCTTTTGAATTCTTGTCTGATAATTTTTTTAAGTCCATCACTGGCGTTCAAATTTGAAAGTTCAATTTGAACTGGAATATCGTTTGAATCAGATACAATGGCTTCATTTACAATATCTTCAATAGCACTATCACATTCTGGGTGAAGTGCCATTTCACGATATCTTTTAATTAAATCAAATTCTGTTCTATAGACTCCCTCTAAATCTACATAAGAACCAAAAAATCCACTAGTTAAATAATGATCAACCCCGTCCTCGTTATTTGGAGGTACGGGGGAAACTGTAGTGGGAGATAAAGGTTCTGTATCCTCAATAGAGAAACCAAAAAGTTTTGCCATTATTAAAGTCTGATCTTTTTACTATTTATCAAGCACCAGAACCAGCAGATTCTGGATAGAAGTATTGAACTTGGAATTCAACTGTAAATTCTTCAATAGTATCCGAACTATCATATGAAAGATCAATTGCAGCTACGTTTGTTGGAAAAATATCAACAAATTTATATTGAGCAAGAATTTTTGCAGCTGCTCCAGTACTTCCTGTCGATTGTGTAGTAGATGCACTTCTTCCAAGTTGGAAAACAGTTGCTTGTCCCATATAATCAGATGGATTGGTTAAACCAGAATGATCACTATACTGAGCAACATTTTGCATCCATGCTTCAAAAGACTTTCTGTGAGTAAAGTTTTCATCATTAATTACGGTTACAGTCCATGTATCAAATGTTCTATCTCCAGCAACTTTTAAAATACGACCTCTAAAAGGTACGTCAATTGGAGCTACATTTGATGCAGGAAGTGCTGCTGATTTGCAAAGGAATCTGAAATTGTCAGAATCGAAAGATGTATTGCCATCATTTTGAATTCCAAGATTAATTGCCGATGGGAAAGTAACTTGAACTTCAAAAAGATTGGCACGAGCGCCACCACCAATAAGTTTGGATTTAAAGTCAGAAATGTTTTTTGTTGGAATTGTTGCCATTTTAAGGTCCTCCTTCTGTAATTAATTTATTTGGGAAATTAAACAGTACCAGCAACTTCTTCAAACGAGACACCAGTTCTCGTTGCAACAAAAGTAAGAGTTACATAGTTAATTGATTTAGCTGGTTTTAAGTAAATATCAGCCCTGAACTCATTATTATCAATAATATCAGGAGTGTTATTTGTTTCATCACAAACAACAAGGTATCCATAGAGACCTCGTTTTGCTTGAATGTCACGAAGATATGGTTCAACAATATTCACAAAGTTTGCCCTTGTAATTTGATCGTTTAATTCAAATAATTGTGCCTGTGCGCTTCTTTGAAGTGCTTGTTCAATAGTGAGGAACAAGCGACGAACATTAATGCGATCAAATGCTGATGCATAACCAAGAGCAGTCTTATCTCCAAAGAGAAGAACACCAATTCCTGGTTGATTGACAATTGAGTTAATTCTCAATGGATAAAGTTGATCTCTTTGTGCTTTAGACGGATTGTATGCAAGTTTAATTGCATTATTTAAAACACCTCTTTGTTGACCTGCTGGTGAGAACCAGGGATATGCAACAATATTTGTTCTACACATCAATCCTGCCACGTCAGCGTTGCAAGGAACGTAACGGAATTGATTATTAAATCTATCATAAGTGTACTTATATCCACTATCAAAAATTGCGTATGATGATGATTGGAGTGGACTAAAGAACTTAATTATGTTATTAGTTTGTGTATTTGTATTTGTAAGACCAACAACAGACAATCTATGTGGAGAAATTACCGCCACACAATCCCCTCTTTGTTGTGCAATATTAATTAAATAATTTGCTTTTGCTTGTGAATTGTATGGTGTAGTTGCATCACCAGAAAGTCCTGGACCCATGATTAAATAGTCAACTTGAATTTCGTCTTTATTAGAGAAAAGATTATAAGAAGTCATCAAATCTCCAAGAGTTGCTGTCATTCCCCCATTAGAAGAATAATCAACACCACCACCAAAATTATATGTTACATTTCCAAGAGAACTAAAAGTAACTCCTTGAGATGGAACATTCCATGATCCTTGAGATTGAGTATATGCTGTAAATCCACTTGAAAATCCTGTTGGAATTGGAGTAGTATTGTGATAAGAATCATTTCCTAAAGAAGGATTGTCTCCAACAAAAAGATATGATGAATAGACTGCCAAATATTCTTTCCAATAATTTTTTTGTGGAGAATTTACTGCGGAAACTGAATCACTTGCTTTAGACAAGTTCAAATGCTTTTCAAGTAAGTTTCCTTGAATTCCAGTAACAGTTCCAGTATCATCTACAACTACAATATGAAGTGCATCATTTTTACCATTTCTAGTAGTAACATAATTATTTGAAACTGGTTTTGGTACAAGTGAAGACCAATAAATTGTAGAATTTGTTAATCCAAGAGTTTGTTGATCATACCAATCGTTAACTGATGATACTACAGAAACTGATCCATTACCTGTTGTAATACCAGAATTATTCTTGAATACAATAGTATCTGATAATTCTAAAGCAGAGTGGTTTGTATTTTGTGCGTAATTAATCCCTGTTTCAGTTCCAGCAGAAGAAACTCTAGATACAATTTTTACATCAAAATAACTATTCCCATTTGTTGTGTCTGTAGTAACACCCGTGATAATTCCTTTTAAATATCCTGTAAATGTTTCAACAGATCCTGAACCTGGAATACTTACACCGTTTAATGGTGAAGTAACACCATATCCAATTACTGCGCCAGCAGATCCCGGATTAACTGTTGAAATACCAATAATTTGATCTGCTTTATCATCGATCATGCAAACTTTTAGATTGTTTGCCCATGAACCAGGATTTTTTGCTGCAAAAACATAATCGGCAATATCATCTTCCCAATTTGTTTGATAATCATCAAAGTTTTTAATTTTAACTGCTGTGCTATATGCAATACCAACACCAGCATTTGCATTATTTAAAGTTGTTCCATCAGTTCTTGCAACTTTAAGAACACCACCATATGAAAGATATGAGGATGCACTCATCCAGTATTCATATTGTGCATCAGTAGAAAGTGGTTTGCCAAAAACTTGAATGAGTTGATTTTCTGTGGTGATATCAACTGGTTGATCAACTGGACCAATTGAAAATGGACCTGCAATTGCTCCAATGTTATCTAATACATTATCAGCTCTTCCTACTGTTAAATCAACCTCTCTGGTAAGAACACCTGGAGATAATTGAGGAGTCGCCATGTTTTTCTCCGTAAAGTCTCAGTTTATCTGAAAATATTTATTAAAAGCATGATTTTCAGTGGGGAAACGTTGCATGAACAATTACCAATCTGGATACTGCCAATCAGTACTATACATTTTTTTCTTTTTGGAATGTGTAATTCTTTTTATAGCACACTCTTTACATTCATACGAATATGATGATAATAATGTGCTATTTTTTCTAATCCTATAAAAACTATCCATTAAACTTTTTCTTATTTTACAAGTTCTACATTTTCTTTCTGTTAAAAATAAATGTCCTAATTCAAATTGATCATCGAAATCCATTTATTGATATTCCCACATATAAGATCTGTCACCATATTCATCTGCATACCACCTATCACCATCATTATCAACAAAACTAGTATCATCTAATCCATCATTGACAAAACCAAAAGGTGCCATATCTTGTTCTATTTGATTTTTTTGTTCTTCATATAATCTTTTTCTAACATCCTGCTCTGTGAGTTCTTTGAAATAGTCCTGTGAAACTAACCAAGCATAGATAACCAAACACATTGCCAAATCATCATTACAACCCTCTTCTGCCTCAAAAGAATTGTGTTTTTGAATGAATGTTGTTAGTTCACTCATAATGTCATAATCTTTAAAAATAAGTTTACTTTCCTCAATCATAGTCTTTAAATTGAGGCAACCAATTTTCTTAACAGTCTTAGACATTTTTACACCAAGTTGAGTTTTCTTTCCAGAAAATCCTTGTCCAACAATCTGTCCTGCTCTACCTCTCATTGAACACATAAGAAGATTGTTATACTCAAGATCATAATGAATAATTGATGCAACTTGATCACCAACATCATTTACTTCACATAAAATATAAGCATTATTATAATTTTTTGCAATGTCCACAATAACACTTGGAAAAAGCATTGGTTTTATTTCGTTGTTTCTATACTTTGCAACAACTTGATGTGGAAAGGATGTGATATCAATTACAGTAAATGCTGAATAATCGTTTCCTACGCCTCTAGCAACGTCTACAGTCATTAGGTAATCGTGATCACCTAAAGAATCCTCATGAATATCTAAACCGCCTCCAGTGGTCTTTGGGTGGTCATACACAAGACTTCTTAATTTGCTTGGAGCAATGAGAGTATCTACTGATCCTAAAAATTCACATTCAAATTCAACTTTGAATTGTTGTTCTGAAGTATTTGCAATTGTTTGTTTCTTCCATTCTTCATCTCTACCTGGAACTTCACTCCAATGAACATCCGTAAATATATACTCATTTTTACTTTTTTCTGCATCATGCCACATACGGTAGAAATGATTCATACCGTGTGGAGTAGAAACAATTATAACTTTTGTTTGTTTACCTGAAGTGATTGTTGGATATACTGACGCAAAGAATGAATCTGCAATATGATTTGGTACGAACGCAAATTCGTCCAAAAATAAGATATTGAATGACATACCACGAACTGCAGAAGCAGAAGTAGAAGCAGCCAATATCTTACTGCCATTTTCTAACTCCAATGAACCTTTATTCCAAGATATGATACCTTGCTGCATCCATTTTGGTAAGTTTTCATATGCGGTTTGTAAACGATCTAAAAGTTCTCTTGCAGTTGCTGCTTTGTTGGCAAGAATACCAATGTTTACATTATCATTGAATACTGCATAATGAAGCAAAAAAGATATCACAGTTGTAGATTTACCAGTCTGTCGTGGCATCTTACAAATATTAAATCTATTATTATGGAAGTTATTAATTAACTTCTCTTGGAAATGATATGGTTTAAAAGTTTGTAGACCATGATCCAGTGTTACAATCTTTACATAATTATTTGCAAAGTACACTGGATTGTCTTTACACTTAACAAACTCAAGAATTTGGTCTTGTGTAAATTCAATAGGAGTATTTGCTTTTTTGAGCAATGGATTGCCCAAATAAACATCATTTGACATAATAGAATAACCTCAAATTACCATTTAACTTTATTTGCCCAATAAGCAGCACTCATATTTCCTTTTGCAATATTTTTTGCATGTCTTGTTTGGAATCTATGACGACGACTTGCATATTCCTTTGATTCACCTTCTTTCTTTGGGGAACCTTTTACGCCAAGTTGCCCAAATCTAATAAGTTTTTCTTTTCCATCTTTACATGCTTTTACAACATGAGACTTCCCAGTTTCCCCTGAACCATGTGCTTCTGCTTTTGGTTTATTGCAAGGCATCTCAGACTTTTTTGATTCTTCTATTTCAACCTCTTCTCCCATTGGTTTTACATAGTTTTTATTTGGACCTAATTTTGCAGCACTTCCTCCTTGAAATCCTGCCTGAATAAGTGGTTGTCCTGGAATAAATTCCGAAACTGAGTGATGAACAACTCTTGCTCCAGGATATACTTTTTGGATTTCAATAGTTACTTCTTGACGAGATGGAAGTTTTACTTGGGGAAAGAACATTCTCATAGCATAATATTTTCCTCTCCACAAAATAGTAACTGCAATAATATTTCCAGTTTGTGATTGAAGACGAGTTGCCTCATCAATACTATTGTTTGCCATAAAGGTGCTTTTTGGAGACACCATTGGATCTGGTTTAATTAAATCTATAAATTCTATATAAGAATTTCCATTTGCATCTTCAATAGTTACATCTTCTTTTTTTACACAGGAACCTTTAGCAAACTTTGCAGTATTTTTTTTTCTTGTATAACCAGTCCAACATTTTTCAATTACAATTTCACCTTTAATTTTATCAACCAATTTTTCTTCAAATCTTGGAATATCAACTTTTTTAGATGCTTGCTTTTGAAGTTTTTGTGCTTTTGGTCCAAGTTGTGCAGCTGCATCTGGAGTTAATGCTGATGCACCACTAGACTTTTTAATTTGTGTTTTTGGATCTTTAAGGGGATTTACTGCCTCATCCATTTCTCCACTATTAACATAATCTGCCGCAGTATCAATATAATCTGCTGCTTTAGTAATTTTAGATTGAACCCATGCTTCAAGATCACCTTCACCTTTACTTACTTTTGCTTGAAGTCTTTTTACAGCACTTGTAATAGTTTTAAGTTCAGATCTTGCCATTGAATATTCGTGATCTTTGATAGAAACTTTATCCCACGCTTTTCCACCATAAGAGCATTCAGATCTTGTTTCTTTTTTGTCGCATAATGGACAATATCTTTGTTCTTCGTTCATGATTTCCTCCGATTTTGTTCCCCAGTTTGCAGCACCAACTTGACGGCATTTTACAAGTGCCCCAGATGCATATGCACTGGGCCAAACTTTAAATCTTGCTTTTACTTTACTATAACAAGCATCCTTTTTACCACTACCTTTTCCTTTATTGTCAGATTCTTCGTTCATTTTCGTTTTCTTTGGTTTATCTGTGGAAACATAAGTTGGTTTTGCAGCACCAGTTTTTGATTGTTGATCGGGGTCTGCTGCACTTTTTCTTTTTACTGCAGATCTAACTTCACTTTTAGACATGCTTGCTAATTTTGAACTTGAAAAACATTTTGGAGTTTTAGTTTCTCCTGGTTCATTTGCACATGGAGATCCATCTGATTGAACCCATCCTGGTTTTCTTTTACCAGATTTAGTTACACCACTGGAACCTTTAAACCACTGATGAAGAGTTCCTTCTTTTAGATCTTTAATCCAATCATCAGGAGTTTTATCATTCTTACTTACAAAAGCATTATGCAGTTGTTTTGCTGTTATATTATGTTTTTTCATAATACGTCGCATTAACTTATCAATTGAATCGTAAGAAGTATCATCAATTTTTTTTAATTGAATTTCAAGTTCTTTAACGGCATCTTCCTCACATCCACAATGCTCCTTTACGTCCTTAAACTTTGAATGTTCTTTTTTTGCAGATGCTTCCATTTTTTTCAAACGTGTATAATAATCTGGAATTTCATCTAAATGTTGAAGAGCAATATCCATGGCAAGTTCATGATCTCTAGTATGTTCATGTTCAATTGGTTCTCCCA